GTTTTTACACTAACCTTTAACTTAACGTAAAAGCCTCCTATGCAAAAACATTATATAGAACGATTCTCTTCTAAGAGTTTCGGTCCATCTAATCGTGAATCTGTTTTAGCTGGTGAAATTGCACGTTTAAGACGTCGTATTGATGTTAGGTTAGCTAATGCGTATACCTGCCCTTATTTTATGTCAGACGCGGAGTTATATGAGCTTGAATCATATATTAAACTACCCGTTGTGTTGCAGGATAAATTACGCAAATCCAATCACCCTATTGCTTCTGCATTACTTCACTATGCTATGATTATTTCATATGAAGAAGCTGAAAAATATGGCAGATATTTAGATTTTGGTGGTAATGTCAACCACTGTCGTAAAGGTAATGGCGCTAGGCACGCATGTAATATATCTGATAGTGCGCGCGACCGCGCTCGTTTATTGAATAATTTAGCGCTTGACCATGGTCTTCAAGCTGATGATCTTCGTTATGCTATTGGTAAACCAAAAACACCTAATTTACACTCTATAATATCCGCCGTTATTGCTAATCAATCAGATGTTGATCAATATTCATTTTGTAATCACGGTATGCAACATTGCAAATGGCAAGCTAAATTTGCTGTATCCGTACATTCGTTATATGATGTTACTCCAAGACAAGTATACCATGCTTTTGTATCTCATGGTGTTGAAACGTTACTCGCTTGGATGTATTTACCACTCGAATTGAATATTGACGATGCTGTTGATTTACGTAAGTATTCTAATGAACAATGTTTTTATGATTACTACGAGAAAGATGATTGGGCATACATGAATTTTTGCGATGACTCCTTCATGTATCGTCATAATGTTAAAAATTGGAGGTTATGGAGTCGTATCACTATTATCCGTGGCGAACAGTTCGATATTGTTGTTGAACCTGATATGTCTATCGGCCCTATGAAAAGATTGCGCTTACGTAGGGTACCTTTAGGCAGTAATGACATTGGTATATTAACTCGATGTGTTGATTTAGGCTACGCTAAAAATTATGTTAAGGTGCCAGATTTGTACGAGTGGTGCCAACGTGAACAAGATGTAGCAGGTAAAGATTTGAAACATTTTATATTACCAATAGATTTATATGATCGTATATTAATGCAAGTTTTAAAAACTGAAGAATTAAAATCAAATAATATACATCAATATGCCATGGGAGTGATGAATCAAATAATAATAAATGATACTATTATACAGGCGGCGTTCAAAGGTGATCCAGAAAAAATACATCGGGCTATTAATAGTATAATATGGATTGGTATGTCACAACGATTAGCTAGTTCTGTTCGATTTAATGAAATAATCAGTTATTTGAAACACCATAAAGAATATGATTGTAGGTATCAAGACATTCCCGATTTTTTATATCATATGATTAAAAAATTTAATCATTGGATACATGCACGTAGCGTTAAAAGTCAATCACTCTATGCTATGCATGCAGTACGGTTTGAAAATTTATATTTTTCTGATGTTTATGATACTAGGCCTGTTATTGATATGGTATTGCCTAAATTACCGGATATAAATATTAAGGTACCTACACCACATTTACCACAAATACCTGATTTATCACATTCTGTAAATGACTTTATTGCAAATAAATTAATTAAGTTTGATGTTATCAACACCGTTAAACGTAAAGCACCCTTTGCACCGAAAACTGCGCAACGCGAATGTTTAAACGAACCGCGAGGTGAGCGTACATATCATAATGGTAAAGTATTTAATATTGATCATTATAATATTTATAACGGTGATATCAGTCACCATTTTAATGGTTATGGTCAATATATTGGATATGTTATTGGATGTAGTATTGATATTAACAAATTGGAATCCATTCGTCCTAAGTTTACTACTACAGTTTATCCAATTGATCGTGTAATCAATCGGCGCGTTATTAATGTGTTACCACGTAACACATCTCCTGCTGTATCTTTTGAATATGATATATGCCTAATGGATAACTACGATGATATTCTATCTCGTATGCCCAAACCTGATTTTATTAGGAGGGCAGCTTTATTACCATCTAGGCAAATTGATGATAAAGGTTATAGTAAATGTCATGAATTATTTGATACTTTTACCAAAAATGTAAAATTCGCAGCTGATGTTGGATCATATCCAGGCGGTGCCACTCGTTTCTTATCAGAGAGAGTTGATAAAGTTAATTCGTATTATTACAATCAACCCATAATATTTGTTAACGACAATGTGCTTCAAGCACAAATTGACGTTACCTCAGATTATCTTAAGATCCCAGACTTAGATTTTATTTATTACGATGTAGCTAATGAATTACACACTGTCACATCCGCATCATTAAATTCTTTTGTACAATCTATGTTAGCGTCTAAATCATCATGCGTCGGCGTATGTAAATACTTCATACCTAATAATGCCGAAAGTTGGGCAAATTTTACTCATGATGTTCGTAAATTGGTGATGAATTTTAATAACGTTGACTTATTTAAGCCTTATTATTCTACCGAAATTAATCGTGAATTTTATTTTGTTGTTACGGCATCATACCTTCGACCATTATTATGTGATCAGGCGTCCGTTCGATTTATTTTGGATAAAATGTGGCTTATTGAGAATCGTCGGCGTTTTGCTGTTGCCACTTTTCTGACTCAAAATATTGAAGATACGAAAACGTTAGATGTTGAAATCAAAATTGTAGATACACTTTTGAATATTGACCAATCGGAATATGATAATTTTATGAGTGATTTACGCAAAACTGACCCTATATTTATGAGAGGTGTCGACCTTACGAAAATCATTTATGTACGCAACAATTTCGTTAAGCTTATCACTGGTGTACCTGCTTGTGGGAAGACGAATATCTTTATCCATCTCCTTGGCAAGCAGACTTTAGTTATTACGCCTACGGAGGAATTAAAATCTGAGCATATGAAACGTAAATGGAAAAATGCGAAAGTACTTACTATACATAATGCATTACGTAATGATACCTTATGCGATGTTGTTATAATTGATGAAATACAATCTTATCATATTGCGTATGCTAATGTTATACGATCGCTTCACCCTGACGCTACTATTTATTTAGCCGGCGATGTCAAACAAATTAATTATATAGATTTTGATAAAACGAACGTCAAATTGCGAAAAATTGGTGAAATTATTTGCAACGTTAATAATACGTCACAAGGCATGCCTAACGATGTTTGTGCTTTGATGAATACATTTGGTTATTATAAAGGTATTAAAACTGTTAGTAAGGTTAATCGTTCAATATCTATATTGGATTGTAGTTACGATACTGCTATCAGGTTAGCACGTAGATACGATGCTAATTTTATGACTTTTAATAGTAATATACGTGATAAGAGTTCACATCAATATAAAATGTGTCGTACTGTTCATAGTTCTATGGGGACGAGATCACGTAATGTTGTTATGTTCATTGACGCTGACGGCTATCGCGGTTTGAAAGATCATGTCGAACATGTTATCGTTGCTATGTCTAGACACACCGAGAATTTAATAATATCTGGGAAAGGTAATGAATTTATTCGCGAGATGTATTTAATTAATACCAAATTAGATGCTAATGCATTTTTGTTTGGCATATATTATCAACCTATTTCAATCATGAGAGAATTTGTTAATACAACCGAAAAAGAAAAATTGCTTCCAAATATATCACATAAAGAAATCATAATATATGATAATTGTTCATTTGATCAAGCTGTTGATATTATTCATGATATTATTGTAACTGAGAATAATGCGGATACACCTCATGCTTATATGCAGAATTTGTCTTTATCTAATCATGGAGGAGCTAAGGTTGTGCTCAAAATGAATAGGATTAATGACAAATTATGGCGTAAGGATGCGGTGGGTTATTCGCTTGGTGAAAATTTAGTTCGACGTAGTTTGAATAATATCATGCAATCGCTGGGTTGTGCGCAAGGTCGTTACTCACACGTAACTAGTAATCCTGATAATACAGCTACTGAAACTGCGCGTATATTCAACAATTTTACTGAAAATTTTTGTCGTGAGTTTGAGCAACCGTTAATCGTTGACGATAGTTACTATGTTGATGAGCACGTTGGTGAGATATTGGCTGATGTTGTTGCATTATTGAGCGATAAAAGTTTGTGCGTTCTAGGACATATTCAGAAATTGCATAGTATTGATAAGTTTAATTTTAACGTTGCAGAGTATTTAACATCTTTGCAAAGTAAGCATCTACCTAATACTGAATTTGATAAAGAATTTGATATACGTTACTCTACGCTAATTGATTTCTTTTCTAAAAGACAGATGAAAGCTGATGTTCGTGATTATTTTGAACGCCGTATGAAGGATGCGCAAGGTGTTGCTGCCATGCAAAAAGAAATTACTGTGCTGTTTTGCCCATATGCGCGATGTGCGTCTCAAGCATTACGAGATGTATTGTTATCTAATGTGATATATGCCACTAACAAACCTGATGAAGAAATAGGTAGAGAAGCCGGTGCTATTTTATCTAAGGCATATGATGACGACTTGGTAGTGGATAACGTGGATGCTGATGTTACTGAATTCGACTCAACCGTTGATCGAACTATGCCTATCATTGATTCATTATTCATGATAGCACTTGGTGCACCTTATAAGTTATTAAATGTTTATATTAATATGCGTGAACATTGGGTTATGTCGACGTCCGAATTTAAGTTATTTGGGCATGATAAACAACACTCTGGTGGTGCATTTACATTATTTGGCAATTCTGCTTATGATGCTATGAAGTTAGCTGATTTATTTATTTGGGTGTTACTTGTGTTGGCTATGTTTAAAGGTGATGATGAAAATTTGCACGCTGTTGGATTGAAAGTTAGACAAGAAGCTCTCGATAATTTTAAGAAATGTGGCGTTGATGTTAAAATAACAAGCACCACTTTTTCTGAATTTATCGGTTATATTGTTACTAAATATGGATTCTTTGTAGATCCTTTACGTCGTTGTTGTAAATTTATGTCTAATATCTTTCGCGATCGTAAGCATTATAATGAAGCCGTTGTTAATTTGAAAGAGGCTTTAGCATGTATTACATCTAACGAGATGCTAGAGTACGGTGTTATTGCTACAGCTGAATACTATAACTCTTCCGGTAAAATTTGTAATGTTAAACCTGAACAAATGAAAATGCTCATTGGTTTTTTAAAGAAACAGGCTGATGTTACATTTGATGAGTTAAAACCTTACTCGAAATGCGGTTATTATTACGATATAGGCGAAGATATGCAAGATTTGAGACATATGTGCGATTACGAACCTTATGTTCGCTTGCACTAATTCCTTTATAAATTTTATTCTAATTGTATATATTTTATATATTTCGACATGCCCACTACTAACATTGTTACTACTACGACTACCAAAGCACCTAAACGTAGACGTAGACGTAATAGACGTAAACCTAAAACGACTACTATTGTTACTAAAACTGTTCAGTCTAAACCTTTACTACAACGTCGTCCTCGAATGGTGTTGACCCGTAGAATGATGAACATTCGGAAAAGAAAATCCGGGCAAACTGGTATTTTGATGGATAAGCGTCTGTCTAAATTAAGTGAACGAACAAGAGCTAAAACGGTTGATGGCCGTAGTACTAATCTTATGGACTACGCCCATTGTCGATTATCTCCTTTCAATTCTACAACTTCATCTAAAATACCCGATTCGTCCGATTGTGCGACAATTACCACAGATTACTTACAGTTTTCAGATATTGGATATTTGCAGAACAGTACTTTTACTATTTTATTATTACCTACATTACCAACTCTGGCGTGGATAAAAGCGAGTCCTGATAACGCCGTTAACATTACACAAAGCGACGGTGTGTTAAGACAAATTGCGCAAGGCGTATTTAATCCTAACTTCAATCAAGGTTGGATACCCCTTATGACTATGACCGAGATGGTTACTATGTGCAGCCCTTCACCAGTGTCAGTTGATGGACGATCATTAGCTATTAATAATCCATATTTAGCTTATGAAGCGCGTATTGTATCGATGTGTCATCAACTTGAATACACAGGAACAGCTTTTAACGGAGCTGGCACTGTTGTGGTTAACCCTATCCCTTACAACATTAATCGCGAACTGATTGATTCTTCTTTAGTTCTGGTTGATTCTATGGATGAGGTTGGTTTTAGAGTTGCTAATGTCACATATGTCGCGCCTATTGAAATTGCACCATCTGCGAATATTATGTCAAGAAGTTCTGTCAGTCATCGAGTTGAAGTTGGTGATATTATATTGCAACCTCATAAAGGTGATAAATATAAATTTTGCCCTGCATATACTAATCCGTTTTATTTACAGAATGCCGGGTTAAATACCATCGCTAATACCCCATTATGGTCTGGAGCTTTATCACTAGCACCTGGAGTTACTCAGACTAACTTTGGGTCTGTGTTTTTCTTTGATAATGATTGGGGAGCTGTCCAGATTAATTTTAGTGGTGCTTCTGCCGCTGGATCTTTTCGTCTTCGTACTTATTTGTGTATGGAATGGTGTCCGTCTATGATATCACCGTATTTACGTTTAGCGTCTAAATCTAGTCATGTTAATGAAGCTTTAGTTACCAGAGTTTCTGAAATTGCTAAAGCTGAACCTATTACTAAACCTCTTGCAACTGCCAACGACACTAGTTCATGGTACGACGTTTACAAATCTGTTGTACCGTTTATAAAGGAAGTCGGACCTGCTGTTTATGAAACGGCATCCGCTTTACTAACCGCTTATGGTTAGGGTTAACGTATTCCTTTATAAAATTTAAACATGCCTATTTCTTGTCCTTATTGTGTTAATAAATCCCAGAACAATTTTATGCATAAACAACATTTAAATGCAAAACATTATGACGTTGTATTGCATTCTAAGTTAAGTTCTGTCAGAGCACAATCTGATTTTTCTTATCTTAACTGCACGCAACTGATTGTTACCGACCGGCCACTTTTGTTTATTGATGGAACGTATTATAATATCGTTCCGATGCCAGCTGAACAAAGTATTGGTGTTATTAATAATATGTATAACATCTACACTTTCTTAGCTAGTAATAATTTTACAGCTAGATTAGCTACTATTCCCGAAAACGTGTCCAAAGATGATGGGTTCGTTGTTACGACATTTACTGGTCGTCATCTCGGTGATCATTATGAATCGGATGTTTTATTAAAATCCGATGAAATAGCTAAGGCCGATGTTGTTGATAGCACTTCTGAATTTTGTGGCTTAAATAAGCCTAGTGATCGTATTTGCGGGCTTGATTGTCCTGTTTGTGACGATTCTAGTAGTGCTAGTTGTTCTGGTGAGTATTCCGAAGATGATGAGTGAACGCATGTTTAGTGGGTTTTTCTGCGAATATCTGCTTTTCCCACATTATTTGATTCCACTAACCGTATAGGGACGTAGCCCTACTTTCAAACGAGATCTTTTTATTTTATTTTATTTATTTATTCAAGCGCTCCTAGTGATCTCCTAGGCTAAGAG